GGCCCAATATCTATTGGTACTGGCGAAAATGTAATGTCTGTAACCAAGTTGATCCAGACGAACTAACGCAGGGGGATGTGTCTCTAACATTTAAGACACGCTTTCACCCTAACGACGCTGAGAGCAGCCACGGGCCCATTTGACCCCATCTAACCCTACGTCTGTTCGTTTTACAGGCCGCCAAATGCGTATGCGTGTTACTGGCGATCAAATAGGGGCTTGGCGTGTTGGCACAATGCGGGTTGACGCTAACCTATGGGTCGGCGTTAATGCCAGCTCCAGTTCTCCCACCCCTCGGGCCAGACTTGGTCGCAATGGGGCAGGCAGCTCACGACTTACCTGCAACGCCAATTGCCGCGCTTGTTTACCAAAACAAGTGACGACAACCCATCCGAGAACGGCATTATCCTCTGGGATGAGGTAAACGGATACCCGGTGGTCTCAAAGGGTAATGAGTTTCGGCAGATTGTTTTGTCTGATGGGTATGCAAATTTTATATTAACTTCTGACGTTACGCCTGCGGTCGCCAACACAGCCTATAAATTAACTTATGATGCTCCAGTCGGAAATCATGGCATTACGCAAGGCACGCCAGCTTCTCGGATTGTATTTGAGGAAGCTGGGGAATACTTGCTTTCGTTTTCCGCACAAATATCATCAACTTCATCAAGCACTGTGCATTTTTACTTTTGGCCCAGTATTAACGGAACTGACGCGGCAAACTCCGGCATGACCACCGCTTTGCATCAAAACAATGCGACATTAGTTGTTTCGCGAACCCAGATATTTAATGTAAGTGCCGGGGATTACTTGGAAGTTAACTACATGATGACAGCACTAGCGGGGTTCTTGAATTACACAGCGGCATCCTCTCCTGTTCCAGCCCTTCCCGCGTCTACGTTGTCAATAACAAGGACTCACGGCTAATGAACGACATGACGCCAATTAACGAGCTGGACCGATGCAAGCCTTGGATTGAGGCTGCCTTGGACTACTGCGACGGCACGCATAGCTGGGATGACATTGAAAATGGTATTGCTTCTGGGATGATGCAATTGTGGCCCGCAGCCAAGGGGTGCATAGTCACTGAAATTGTGGTATATCCAAAAAAGAAAGTTATCAATATCTTCTTGGCTGGTGGCGAATTGGATCAAATTCTGGATATGGACGCTGACGTGAAGGCTTGGGCTGCGGCTCACGGATGCACTGGCGCAACCATGACTGGCCGTGTAGGGTGGAAAAAACCGCTAGAACCATTGGGGTGGAAAGTTTTGCACACCCAGTTTGCGAAGGATATATAAAATGGCCAAAGGTGGCTCACAATCAACAGAAAAAACGGCACCAGCTTTTGCCGAAACCGCAGAGCAGCAAAAAGTTGGTCTCGCGAGGGATGTGTCTCAGTTGGGCTATGTGCCTTATTTTGGCCCAGACGTTGCCTCGTTTAGCCCGTTGCAACAGGCTGCGTTTCAAGGCACGGATCAAATGGCAGGTGCATTTGGCATGCCAGTGGCTCAGGGCGAATATATGCCTGCACCAACGACCTTTGCGGGCGGAGTGCAGGGTTACTCATCTGCGCCTTTGTTTATGGAATCACGAGGTGCTTTGCAGCAAAATGCACCGGGCCTGTATAATTATCTTGAGGGCTTTAGCGTTGACCCGATTACAGGTCAGCCGGGCGCGCAGACTGCATCGCAGCAGCCTGTGGTCCTTGAAATGCAAAAGCCGTCTAGCGGCGGAAAGTAGGAGACAATCATGGCTGGCGGAGCAAATCCTCAACAAACAGTAATGCCGGGCGGTGCTAATCCGTATCAACAGGCAGCAGGCGCGCAAACAGCGGCTTTGGGCCGCGTTGGTCAGGGCATGTATCAAACGGCTGTTCCGGGCATGCAGGCTTACGCAAATCCATACGAGAGCCAAGTCGTTCAGCAATCCCTGCGGGATGTAGGCAGCGCAGCACAGATGGGGTTAAATCAATTGGGCGCTCAGGCGAGCGCGGCAGGCGCGTTTGGCGGATCTCGGCACGGCATTGCGCAGGCAGAAGCTATGAAGGGCTTTAGCCAACAGGCATTAGATCAGGCAGCGCGCTTGCGGTCTCAGGGCTTTAATACTGCGCTTGGAGCCTCACAGGCTGACCTTGGCCGCCAGCTTGGCGCTGCTGGTCAGATGGCGGGTCTTGGCCAACAATCCTTTGGTTACGGTCAGGCCATACAAAACCAGCAAATGCAGCAAGGCGCTATGCAGCAGCAGGCAATGCAAAACCTCATCAACGCCGCAAAGGGCCAGTACGCAGGGTACACAGGTGCGCCAATGCAAGGCTTGGCGGCCATGCAGGGTGGCGCGGCTGGACTGGCCAATACTTATGGTCAGACATCAAGCATGCAGCCCGGCTTGTTTAATTACTTGCAGCTTGGCGCGCAAACGGCGGCGACCATGGCCAAGCCGAGCGGCACCGCACCATAGGAGCATAAAATGATTTTACCGAACAAACCTGAGCAAGAAGATGAGGGTCGTGGTGGTTTGCTGGGCTTTTTTGACAAGGCCATCACCCCAAACCAAAGAACGGGCATGAGTCCCCTTACATCATTTGCCGCTGGTTTGGATGCTCTTATCCTGCCAGAAATGCGCATGGGCGATGCAATACGCCAGCAAGGCGCTCAGCGGGCGAAGGGCATGGCTGCAAATCGCACCGCCGAAACCTTGCGCGCTCAGGGGCGTGAGGACTTGGCGAAGTTGCTTTTGGACGGCGGGATCAACGCGCAGCAAGCTATTTCTATGATGCAGTCTGATAAGGCTGCTGACTTGGCGTTTAAGCGTCAGCAAATGCTTGCCGGGGCTAAAACAAAAGACACTGCCTTGATGCGTCGTGCAGTAGCCGCTGGCTTGGAACCTGGAACGGAAGATTATAAAAAATTCATGCTTACTGGCGGCGACATTTTCGGAGCAGGCGCGCCTGCTCAGTTTGGCGCTCTTGATAAAGGCACTATGATGGTGCAGGGGCGTGACGAGCAAGGCAACCTTACATATAAAGTTGTTCCTATTCCGGGGTCCAAGGCTGATACTGATGCTGCGCGCGCAGCATCCGCAAAAGAAGCTGGAACCTCAGCAAAAGTTACCTCTGGTACTACCGTACTTGGCGACATTAGCGAAATGAAGTCTCAGGTTCAGGAAAGCCCGTATTTAACCACTGGCCCGGTAGCTACAGTATTGAAGAAATTTGGCTACACAAAAGCCATTGACGTTGAGCAACTTGGCGAAACTATTAGGTCAAATATCGGATTTGATAGACTACAAAGGATGCGGGATGAAAGCCCTACTGGCGGTGCATTGGGGCAGGTCGCTGTTCAGGAGCTTAATGCCTTGCAGGCAAGTCTGGGCAGTTTAAGCACCGCACAGTCTGCTGGCCAGCTAGTAAGGAATTTGGAGAGGCTTGAGGAGCAGTACAAAAAATCAATGCAAAGAATACTTAGTACTGAGGGCGGAAGCTCATATTTCACTCAGGGCCAAATTGATGCAATAACAGCTCCAACATCCAGTGGCGCTCAAACAATAGAAGCCGACGATGGAACTTACATTATAAAAGAGAAAGAGGGGTAAGTTGTGCCGACTTTTGAAATAACTGCCCCAAACGGTAAAACGTATGAAGTTACTGGAAAAAGCGCTGAGGGTGCATACGCAGCTCTCAAAAGAAGCCTTGCGGGCGGTGGCGCTGCCCCTAACTTGCCAGAGCCAACCCCAACCGAGCCATACGTTGATGAGCAGGGCGTGACGCGCTACCCAAACTTGCAGCAAATTGAAAGCGGCGCGTTTGAAGACATTGTTGGCGCTGGACTTGCTGGCATGGCGCGCGGGATTACCAGCATACCAGAAGGCATTGAAGCGGCGGCTAGACTTCCGGGCTATGCTGCGGATCGGTTGGGTGACTTAGCTGATTACGCTCTTGGCGTCGATACATCTAAAGCCCGCTACGGGGAAGAGGGGCCTAGGGGATTATTTGATACCTTCAGCGGAGAAGTTGTAACCGCAGCCACTGAAGGGCTGGGAGTTGATGAGGCTCTTGCCTACAGAGGCGAAAGCACGCCTGCGCAGTTTGCGGGTACGATAGGTGAGTTTGTCGGACCGGGAGGGATACTGGGCGGCGGTAAAAAACTAATGCAAGCATCCGTGGCTGCTGGCGCTGGCAGCGAGGCTGCTGGGCAGGCGACTGAGGGTACGGACCTTGAGCCTTATGCAAGGATTGCTGGCGCGCTAGTTTCACCATACGCGGCAAATAAAACCCTTTCTGCGTTTCAGAAGAAAAACGTGACTTCTCCTACAATTTCGACTCTGAAGGCAGAAAAGAACTCCGCGTACGATCTTTTGAAGTTAGAAGGAACTGGATTAACTGGTACGCAGACAGCATACTTAGTGCAGGACATGAGAAGCGTCCTAAACATGGACGACATTATACTATCAGCAAAGCCGTCTGTTGAGAAAGCGTTATCTCTTGTTGACGAGGTTGAAAAATCTGGGGCAATGAATTTGTCAAAGTTTAACGAGCTTCAGAAGGCTTTGGGCAAAATATACAAGACAGCGCCGGACGCGCCAGAGGTCTTGTCAATGTTAAAGAAAATGGATGACGTTCTTGCCGAGGGCAGCAAGGATGCGGCGTTAATGCAGGCTGCAAGGGCAGCAAATTCTAAATACGCCAAAGCCCGAATGCTGGATAAATACTTCAAGCAGGCAACTCAAAATGCAAAAAAGGGAAACTTAATACCTAAAACTGGTGAGGCGTTTCAGGCCGCTGCCACCAAAATACTCAACAATGATAAAGCCGCTGCATTTTGGTCGCCAGATGAGCTGGCCGCACTGAAAAGGGTCGCGGACGGCACAATAGGCAGCAAGGTATTAGCGACGATTGGCAAGTTGGCTCCTACATCTAACGGTTTAACCTCTGGGATGAGTATTATTCTTTTATCTACCCCCGGCAATTTCGCTTATGAGATTATGGGTATGACAGCCGCTTCTTTTGCGAAAATGGGGTACAACGCAAAAATAAAAACCTCTCGCAAAGCTCTTGAAGACTTGGTGCGTTCTGGTGGCGTTGCGGAGCCTTCAAAAGTTGTAACCAAAGAATTAGTCCAAGACATAGTTGCTAGATTAAGCGGCTTGCAGGCTCAGGAGCAGCAATAATGGAACTTAAACCAAAATCACGCAGAGAAATTGAGGGCATAGTCCAAGACGCTATTTCCAATGCCGTTGACTTTATTGAGAGCGAGATCAGCGACGACCGCATCAAGGCTCAACGATACTACGACGGCGAGGTTGATCTTGGCTACGAGGATGGTCGCAGCAAAGTTGTAGCCACAAAGGTACGCGATACCGTACGCTCTGTGAAGCCGAGCTTGATGCGCATATTCCTCAGCACAGCCAAGCCAGTTGAGTTCGTGCCGCGTGGCCCAGAAGACGTGGCAATGGCTGAGCAAGCCACTGAGTTTATGCACCATGAGTTCACTCGTCTGAACGGATACCGAGTTATCAACGACGCATTTCAAGACGCTTTGGTTAAAAAGCAAGGCATCGTGAAAGCGTACTGGATGACGTATCCAGAGGCAGAGATCCACACGTTCACAGATTTGTCTGACGATGAATATACATATCTGGTGGCAGACGATAACGTGAATGTGCTTGAGCATAGCACTGAAATGTCTGTGTCCATGGACGAAATGGGCATGGAAGTGGAACTTCCAACCCATAGCGTCAAGCTCAGCTACCAGCAAGAAAAGGGCAAGCTCTGCATTGAGAGCGTTCCGCCGGAAGAGTTCTTTATCAACCGTGACGCCCGCAGCTTTGATGATGCTTACGTTGTGGCCCACCGCACAGACATGCGTGCTGGTGATCTGATCGCAATGGGCTACGACCCAGAAGTTGTTTTCAGCTTGGATGGATTGGAAAGCGGGTCTGAAATGACAGAAGCTGAGACGTATGAGCGTCGCGGCTATGAAATGGACACTTCCGACGAGGAAGAGCAAGACCCGACAATGAAGAATGTGACCGTGACGGAAGCGTATATGCGCATTGACGTTGAAGGTACCGGGATACCTGTCCTGCACAAATTAACGTGTGGCGGCACATCTTACGACTTGCTGGATGTAGAGCCATGCGATGAGCTTCCGTTTGCCAAGTTCGAAGTTGACCCAGAGCCACATACATTCTACGGCCGCTCACTGGCCGAGATCGTTATCGACGATCAAGACGCGGCAACATCCATTTTGCGCTCTATCCTTGATAACGTAGCGATGACCAACAACCCGCGCTTAGGCATCGTTGACGGCGCTGTGAACGTGGATGACATTCTGAATAACGAGATTGGCGCTATTGTACGGATGCGCCAGCCCGGCGCAGTTCAAGAGTTGACCGTACCATTTACCGCAGGCCAAACGCTTGGAGCGCTTACATACCTAGATGGCCTCGTAGAGAGCAAGACAGGCGTCTCCAGAGCCTCAATGGGCCTAGACCCTGATGCAATGCAGTCAACCACAAAGGCCGCTGTGCAGGCTACTGTGCAGGCCGCAGCGGGTCAGGTCGAAGTTATGGTGCGCAACCTTGCCGACGGCATGCGTGACTTGTTTGGGATCATGCTGCGCTTGATGAGCAAGAACGTAGACGAAGAGCAAATGATGCGGATGAACGGTATATTTGTACCTGTTGACCCACGCGTTTGGGATCAGGCTATGGATGTTAGCATCAATGTTGGCCTCGGCACTGGCCGCGAGGAAGAAAAGGCAATGGCTTTGAGCCAAGCGCTGCAAATGCAAACGATGGTTTACCAAAACTATGGCCCGATGAACGGACTGGTTAGCTTGACTAACATTCGCAACACGCTGGCAGATCAGTTGGCTGTGTCGGGCATACGAAATGCCGACCGTTACTTTGCACCAATTACACCTGAGATTGAAATGCAGATGTTGCAGATGCAGCAGCAAGCTCAAGCGCAGCAAGGTCAGGCGTCTGATCCAAACGCTGCGTTCTTGCAGGCAGAGCAAATGAAGGCCCAGACCAAGGCCCAAACTGACATGGCCAAGTTGCAGCTTGACATGCAGAAGGCAGCAGCCAGCGATGATCTCAAGCGGGATCAGATGGCGCAAGACTTGTTGGTCAACGCTGCAAAGATTTATGGCGAGTACGGCACAGCCGTTGATGTTGCGGGCATTCAGGCTGAGCAAGATAAGGCCCGCGCTATGATTGGCGCGATGTCACAGGGTACACCGCAATGACAACAGAGATACGCATAGAGGCCGAGGAGGCCCGTCGTTTGAAAAACGATACTGCATTTAAGCAGTTCATGCAGAGTGTGCGCGAAAATCAAATGCAGATTTTCGCAAGCAGTGGGGCGGATGACGTGTCTGCCCGTGAAGAGGCGCATGCGATAATTCGTGCGCTTAACCAGATCGAAGTGAACCTCGACGCTGCGATGGCAGCAGAGACACTTTTGGATCGCAAACAAAGGAAGTAGCACCGATGGAATCGACTACCCTAGACGCAGCAGTAGATAGCCTACTAGCAACCTCCGAAGAAACTTCTGGAGGCGATAATCTTGACGAAGCCGTAAGTGAGATCACTGAACCCGATGACGATCAGGTTGAGGAAGTTGAAGCTGAGGGTGAAGAGCAAGATGACGTTGAAGCATCCAGCGAAGATGAAGATCAGGAATACGATCTTGATGATGCAGAAATTGACGACGAAGACCCTGTAGAGGCAAGCGCTCAAGACACCGAATTTCATACCGTCAAAGTTGACGGACAAACTGAACAGCGGACACTGGAAGAGTTAAAGCAGTCATACTCGGGACGGGCGGCAATTAATAAGCGGTTCCAAGAAGTTGCCGAGGCGCGCAAGCAAGTCGAGCAACAGGCAGCCGTATTGCAACAGCAGCAACAGCAAGTCGCTGCTTTGTACCAGCAGGCGCAAGATGGTGGTAATGTAGCCCCAACCCCGCCAACACGCGAGCTATTTGAAAGTGACCCAATCGGGTACATGGAAGAAAAGCTCAAGTATGACGAGGCAAAGGCTCAGTACGATCAAAACATGCAACAGTATCAGGCTGTGCAGCAGCAACAGACGCAAGCTCAAAGAGAGGCCGAAATGGCCCAACTCCAACAGCAGGCCGAAGAGTTGCAGCGGTATATACCTGAGTTCGCAGACCCAGAAAAACGATCTGCGTTCATTCAAGATACGTCGAACAAAGCGAAGCAGCACTACGGTCTCACAGATGACCAGCTTGGTTCTGTAAAAACTGCCGTTGAGACACGCATTTTGAACGATGCTTTGAAGTATCGTGAACTGGTTGCAAAACGCAAATCGGTGCAGGCCAAAGGCAAGAAAGCCCGGCCCGTAGTGAAAGCTGGCGCAAAGAAACGGCCTGATGGCAACGCTGCAACTCGTAGTAAGGCGCAAACGCGCTTGCAGAAAACAGGCTCAATCAACGACGCATTGGGCTTGATCTTAAATCAGTAAGTCTTTGAAAGGACACACTAATGGCACAGCCAACCAACACATTCGACTCATATGATGCCGTCGGCATCCGTGAGGACTTGAGCAATGTTATTCACAACATTTCTCCAGAAGAAACTCCATTTTATAGCAAGTCTGCCAAAAAGGCAGCTCGCAATACTTTGGTAGAGTGGCAAACAGACTCGCTTCGCGCTTCCGCTGCCAATGCTCACATTGAAGGCGATGCAACAGCAGGCGAAGCTCGCTCTGCTACAACACGTCTCGGCAACTACACACAAATCTTCAAAAACGCTGTTGTCGTTCCTGACACAGATGAAGGTCTGGATAAAGCTGGCCGTGCAAAAGAAGTTGCATATCAAACACTTAAGATTGCCAAAGAGCAAAAATTGGACATCGAAAAGGCTCTTTTCGACAACAATGCACGCGCTGCGGGTAACTCCACAACAGCTCGTGAGCTTGCAGGCGCTCCAGCATGGATCACCACCAACACCGATCACGGTGCCAACGAAGGTGCTGACCCAACTGGCGACGGTACAGACGCTCGTACAGATGAGACCACAACTTTGATTGCGTTCTCACAGGCACGTTTTGACGGCGTTATGCAGTCCATCTGGGAAGAGGGCGGTAAGCCAGACACAGTTTACTTGTCTGCCTTCCAAATGAACAAAGCTCTCGGCTTCACAGGTAACAACAACCAGCGTTCAGCAGTACAAGCTGGCGATGAGCGTGTTGTCAAATCCTTGGCAGTATATGTAACTCCATGGGGAACCATTGAGTTCATGCCAAGCCGTGAGAACCGTTCGCGCGATGTATTCATCATGCAGGATGATATGTGGGAAATCGCTTCCTTGCGCGGCACAAAGAACGTGGCTCTGGCCAAAACTGGCGACAACACTACTCGCCAAGTTGTGACAGAACTCACGCTCTGCGCAAAATCGGAAGCTGCCAACGGCGGCGTTTTCGACAACACAACTTCCTAATCGGAAGAGAGCGGGGGCGAGTGATTGCCCCCGCTATTTCATAAGGAGACTGATATGAAAGAAGTTATTGTAAATCGCATCAAGATTAAGTGCAGCAAGGGTCGCATTGAAAAAGGCGAGACCGTTGTTCTGCCGGATGATGAAGTTGCGAAAATACAGTCCTTCCGTCCTGACAGCATTACCATTTTGCGCGACGTAAAACCCGCAGCAAAGCCCGCAAAAACCAATGGCGTTAAAGTCGCAAAGAAGCCAACTAAAAGGTCGATCAATGTTAAAAGCAAGTCACTCAACTAAGGTCTCCGAAAAGTTCACGCTTGATGGCGACCAGCTAATCATCAAGAAAACTTTTGACGCGTCTCACATGCTCAAGGATGCGGCTCATGCGCGTGAAAAGGCTGAGAACAGCTTTGCCAGCGATTACAAGCATGTAGGCAATGTGGACATGGGCCTGCTGGGCGTATGGCTCAAGGAAGCCGGGGTGGACTGGACGGATACACAAGCCGTCAAAGATGTGCTAAAACGTAAGCTAATGAGCAACGAATTTAGCGCCCTTCGGGTCTGGGAAGGCAGTTACTAAAATGGAAATGGACGCGATGTGGAGCGCATTACTGTCAATCGTCGTCACGGCCATTGGCTTCTGGGTTAAATCTTGGACAGGTGAAATTACTCGCCTGCAAATACTAATTAACCGCACCCGCGAAGAGTACATCACAAAGGCAGACAGCTCCGATCAGATGAACCGCGTGATGACGCGCCTCGACGGCCTTGATGCAAAGATTGACAGGTTGATTGAGCGCAAATGATGCGCTTATTGCCAGCACTTCTGTTGCTCGGCTGCGCAGAGATCAAAGCACCAAGCCCTCTTGTTCTGCCGTCGGTTTGCATGGGGGACGAGCATTGTGAGGCTAGAAAAAATGCAGAAACATTGGCTGCGATGGGCTTTCATGACGCTGGCCTTCGGGTTATGTGTGATGATGCTAACGTCCGAGATGTTCTGGAGGTGGAATGCGAACCAGATGCGCTGCCATATCCCTGATCTTGCTCGGGTCTCTATGCTATGCCCAAGACGGTAGTGTTGAAGGCGACTTCAACAGCAACACCGGAAACAACAACAGTTCCGTTGAAAGCAACAACACCAACGAGACATATCAGAACACCTACAACGGTCCCGGTAGCTCTCCCGGCTCACAGCCGCCACCAACGGCCGCTGCGCCCACTGTGATGGGGGCTGGCGGTCAAGATAGCTGCCTCATGCCCAAAACCAGCGGCATACAAGTCAGCTTGTTTGGCATCGCTCAAGGAAACATGGAGCAAGACCCAGAATGTAACCGCCGCAAAGATGCTCGCCTCATGGGACAGCCGCAGCCGCACGGCCTTGGCTTGCAGATTAGCGGCCTGTCTGTGATGTGCGCCGCGCCACATGTATTCAAGGCGATGGCCATGTCATCTACGCCCTGCCCTATCTATAGTGTAACTGAAGCGCGAATTTTAACTGGCCGAGACGCGTATGAGGCCATGCGTTTAAATCCTAACATTTATGTGGTAGGATACGCACAAGATCAGAGCTTCTGGGATGCGTTTCTCAGGATGGATTTAAAGGAACTGCCAAATGTTCAAACGGCTGACAACAATCGCCCTACTCTCTCTGAGCGTTTCCGGCGTACACGCTCAACAAACAACGGAAGTGGGCGACCTTCAGGACGCAGCGACAGTGATCCAGCAGCAAGTGGAGCTGGCGGCTCTGATGGCTTACGCAGCGACTGATATGGCTGGCGCAGGCCAGATCATTGCGAACAACAGTCTGGATGAAGCTATCGTAACCAATGAGATGCTGGCGAATTATCAAGCGTCGGTTGACCTTGTGCTGGCCATGGACTTTTCGGAAGCTGAGACTGCGACTGAGTTGTTCGATGCAGAGTACGCCTCTGCAATGCTTGAGCTTGGAATGAGCGTTGACGAGTTGGCAGAGGCAAGCGCTGCACTTATGACTGTGTCTGTGGTCTCTGAGATGGCGGCTACGGCTGACACAAGACCAGAAGGCTTGGCGCTTCAAGAAGTTCTAGCAAACACCACAATTACCCAAGATCATGTTGATAACTATAATCAGGCGTTAAGTGCGGTCAGCAGTATGGCTCAGATTTCTGGCGCGTTCTTTGCAGCAAGTCAAAACACAGCTCTTACTAACAGTATTGATACATATGTGGCTGACAATAACATTGTAATTGGCGAGTACACATCTGTTGATTTTGCATTCGACACTAATGAGTACATCATTACTTGGGGCGACCAGGGTGAAGGTACAGGCTGGACCCAATACACAACTTCAAACAATAAAACCGCAGACGAGTTGTACGACCATGCTCAAAATCTATATGGCCAGCCGTAAATGGAAGACGTTGAAATCAAAGCTGGCGGGTTCACGCTTCGAGGCTGGTATATTGCTGCTGCTGTGCCTCTGTTATCTAGCCTTAGCGGCGGCATTTACTATGGCTATGATGCGATTTCTCGCTTTAACGGACTAGAGGCGTCTGTGCTTGAGGTACTGGATGCGACTTCGCGAATACAAGCCATTGAGCAGACGCTGACGCAAAACAACGTGGCTGGCCTCAACACTCAGCTCACGCAAATCAGCACGCAGATGACCAACATTCTTGAGCAGCAACGCACGCTCATGGATCTGCGTTCAACCGTTGAGAAGGGCGCAACCGTCACTGATGGCATTGGTGACAAGCTCGAAACATATGACATGGAAATCGAAGACCTGTGGAAGGCTTTTGATGACCTAGTTAAAAATCCCATTAGATAGGAGGTTGCCATGAGCGACTATGATTTAAACGGCAACGGCGTGATCGACCCAGAAGAGAAGGCGATGATGCTTGAAGACCGCCGGATGCGTATCGAAGACGACAACGCGCAACGCGACCAGTCTCGCAAAATGATCTGGTGGGTTCTGGCTGGCATGCTTGGCTATCCGTTCTTTGTGATTATCTCCAGTTATCTCGGATTGGATGCCGCCTCTGACATCCTCGGGTCGATGGCCACGATCTACTTCCCGGCGACCAGCTTAATCTTGGGCGCGTTCTTCGGGGCTAACGCTTATCAAGCGAAAAAGGATTAACCATGTTGCAGGCTCTCATTGGCCCCGTGACGGGCATTTTAGATAAGTTCATTGAGGATAAGGACCAGAAGGCGGCACTCGCCCACGAGATCGCAACCATGTCTGAGCGTCACGCTCAGGAGCTGGCAAAGGGCCAGCTCGAAATCAACAAGGCCGAGGCGGCATCTGGCTCAGTGTTCAAGGGCGGCTGGCGCCCATTCATCGGGTGGGTTTGCGGCGTTGCGTTTGCCTATCATTTCGTGTTGCAGCCGTTTATTGTGTTTGGCGTGACCGCTGCGGGTGTGGAAATACCAGAGCTGCCTTCATTTGACATGGGTAGCCTAATGACTGTTATGATGGGCATGCTTGGGCTTGGAGGCTTGAGAAGCTACGAAAAGAAACAGGGGTTAACGAAATAATGGCTACACCATCGAAGGGCAAAGCCCGAGTTAAAGTCACGGCCAGCGGCAAGAAGGTAAGCTATGGCCAAGCCGGTAAGGCGAAGGGCGGTGGCCCTCGCGTCAAGCCCGGCACGTCAAAAGGTGACGCGTATTGCGCGCGCTCTGCGGCGCAGAAGAAAAAGTTTCCCAAGGCGGCTAAAGATCCAAACAGCCCGCTCAACCTGTCACGCAAGCGCTGGAAATGCTCCGGCACCAAATCGAAGAGGAGTTAATGAAATGGGACTGTATTCAAATATTGCTAAAAAGCGCGCGCGCATCAAAGCCGGAAGCGGAGAAAAGATGCGCAAGCCCGGCGCCAAAGGAGCGCCAACGGCCAGTGCATTTAAAAAGGCTGCCAAGACAGCAAAGAAAAAGGCTAAAAAATGAGTGAAGCAATGAAACTGCTCCAGATGAAAATCGGAGTAACGGCTGACGGAAGTTTCGGCCCGAACACGGCGCGAGCCATCGCAAAGCATTACGAGCTTTCGCCCAATCGTGGCGCGCATCTGCTGGGTCAGTCGCACCACGAGAGCGGCGGTTTTAAGCGCACGACTGAGGGTTTGTATTACTCAACACCCGAGCGCATCCAAGCTGTCTGGCCGTCACGTTTCCCGACGGTAGAGAGCGCCGAGCCGTATGCCAAGAACCCGCAAGGTCTCGCAAACAAGGTTTACTCCAGCCGAATGGGAAATGGAGATGAGGCCAGTGGTGACGGCTTTGCGTTTGCGGGCAAAGGCTTCCTGCAACTCACAGGCAAATCAAACGTCAAGGCATTTGCGGCTGACATGGACTTGCCGGAAGTGCTTGAGTATCCGTCAAAGCTCGCTGACGAGTATGCTTTTGAGACAGCGCTGTGGTTCTTCCAGAAGAACGGCCTGTTTGCAATTGCTGATGACGGTGTAAGTGATGACACTATCAAGCGGATCACTCGCAGGGTTAATGGTGGATATCACGGGCTTGAGGATAGGGTTAACCAGACCCGCAAGATCCACACTTGGCTGCTGACCTGAGCAAGTGCCTGCACAAGATCAAAAGGCCAGCGCGGCGGTAGGCCGGGCGGGGGAGCATCTAGCCCTTGCTCGTTTGTCGCTCGCTGGCTACATCTGTACACTATGCCAGATCAAAGACCACGACGCGTATATACAGACGGATACACGCACTCTCACTTTGCAAGTTAAGACCGCCAGTAAGATGTGCAGTAACAGCAAAAAATACAAATTCCACACACCGAAAAGAAACGTAGGTGCGTCAGACGTGTTTGCGTTTGTGGCCATCAACTTGGGCGCTGTAGTTTTCCGCCGGGGTGATGAGCTGACTACCGTTACAACATATGTATCAACGGAAGAGTTTATAAATGAAAAGCTGTCAATGAAAAAAACATTCGACAGCTTTAAATAATCGCTTGTGGCCCGACGTGGGCTTGATTAGAAAGTCTGAGTGGGTGGCTTTCATCGCAACCATTGTTTATTGGTCCGCGCTACCGAATGTGCCAACATCGCGCCACCCACACGACTTCAAAATATTATCGCGACCAGCATCATCATGCTAGCGCCGCTTGCAAAGCCGAATAAGGCTCCGACCAAGCCAGCGATGTGGATCTTACGCTCTATCTCTTGGTCATCCATCACGTTCATCCTCAAAGCAATTATTCAACGGCTGAATGGGTTGCTTACTGAATACCCAACGCCATTGGCGCTTTGTGTATCCCGGCACTTCAACAAAATCCCGCACGCGGTAAACCTTGTCAGCCTCCCACATTTTCTTGAGATAGCTTGACGTGCGAGGCACGCTGTCCCCAAGAAGCTCGGCGGCCTCTGATGCCGTGATCCGTTGGTCGTATGGTATCAAGGCAAACAGGCGATTGCCTTGGTCTATGCTGTGCTGTTTGCTTGCCTCAGCAGCTCGCTGCATTGACGGAGCCACAGTGGTGGGCCTGCGCGGGCCAGTTGGCAAAGGATCACGTTTTCGCTGTTTATACATGAGCGTTTCAAATTCCCACAGGCAATGGCCGTATGTAATCTCAAAGCGCTCATGCTTGTTTGTGACGCCCTCCAGCTTTGCCTTCAGCCGCTCTGCTGCGTCTTTTGCATCTCGCGCTTGAGTACGTCGAGAAGGGCCGACTGTTCCTCCAGGCGTTGCTTCAAGTTTGGACGCATCGCTGTCTTCTGTTCCGTCAGCATTATGCTGTTGTTGCGCTCTAGCCTTTTTATAATAATCTGAGTTTGGTCCGTACTCACGTTTTTTCCTTTCAAGTTTTATGTTTGATGCGGCGCATATGCGGGCTATCGTTGACGGTGACACGCGCAGCAATTCGGCAGTTTCAATTTGCGACATGCCTTGCTCTGCGCAGGCAAGGACGTGGCGGGTGAGAGCTTCGGGGTCGTATTTCATTGGTATTCCTCTAAAGGGTCAATCTGACCTATGCCATTGCAAACTTCGCATTCCTCCATGTGGCTGCCGAAGTCGCCATGCCAAGTTGAACTTTGCCTGACCCACACATCCCGTTCGACTTGGCCTTCGCCATCGCACTCGGGGCAATCAATCCAGTCTTCCATGTGCTTCCTCCTTATACGTTTTTACATTTGCCTTCGCCGTCAGTGAACCAAGCATGGCCGTCGTTCAGCACCATATGCCCAGCCCCAACAAGCGCATCCATAGCCTGCTTATAGACTTGGCTCTTATTGGATGCGGTTGTGACTTTCCCCATGAAGTGATCCTTCAGTGTTTCTTCAGAGATCACCCAGTACGTTCTCGGCTCTGGCCAACCAACCCCTCCGGGGTTTGGCTGACCAACGCCCTCACCGCGCAACTGTGTAAACACCTTGCGGATCAAGACTTGGTTCTTGCCCTTGATGCGCGGCTTGTTTGCCTCTTCAATCTCGCTCTCTGTGGCTTGGATAACAGTACAGGTGGTTACGCTGTCACCATCCTCATCAAGCCCAAGGTCAACCACGTTCAGCTTAAACTGGAATGTCGCGCCTGTTTCCATGTCACGTTGCTTTGTGGCCTTAGCAATGCGCAGGCCAGTGTTTTCATCGTGGTCAAGCTCAATCTCTGTGTCGGTCGCAGCGCGGAGGCTTGAGTGGCCACGCGCACCAGCAGCTTTATCCTTGCCGGAGTGGTGAACCACGTCCAAGTGTGCGCTTGTTATCTCGCGCAACTTATCGCAGTTGCCAATAAACTTTGTCATATCCTCTGGCGAGTTTTCATTGCCGCCAGCCATTGATCGGCTCAACGTGTCCACGAATATGCACTTAACCTGACCGTGCTTCTTTGACACCTCGCGGCACAGCTTTTCAAGCACAGCCATGTCAACCTCGCCGTCAAGCAAGTTGACAGGGGCTGGCCGCACAGCCAGCTTCACGTTCTTATGCTCGGGATACTTTGCCTTGAGCGCAACCACGCGGTTGTGAAACGCCATGCCGCCCTCTGTGGCGAGGTATAAGACAGAGCCACCAATTACCTTGTGGCCGTTCCACTCCTGCCCGCAGGCTATGTGCCACGCAAGGTCAAGGGCGAAGAATGACTTGCCCACATTTGATGGGCCGTAAATCACAGACATCTGCCCCTCGCCAAGCCAACCTTTCACAAGATAGTTTCGGCTGAGTTGAGGTATCGCGTCTTCCGGCATAAAGATCTGATCCATGACGCTCTGCACGGTCAATGCTTTCTTTGCCGCTGCCGGGCCTTGGTTCACCCATACGTCAGAGTAATCCCAGCCCTCAATGTCTGGCAGGATGTACTCAACGCCAAGCTCAGAGAATGCGCGCTCGCACTCTTTGCGCCCAGCATCATCATTGTCGCCTGCAATAACAAGCTCGGCTTCCGGCTTGGCTTGTTGCAGGTTGTCGATCACGGCCAAAATGTTCCCTGCATTTAGAGCGAATACGCACGGCTTGCCTGTGGCCTCATGCACGGTCGCGGCTGTTGCCCAGCCCTCTGCAACATATGCAAAGTCTCGAATGGGTCCGCCAATGACGCTAAAGTTGCCGATCACGGGGAGCTGATAGGAAAACTTTTTCTTGCCGTCAGCGTCAATAAACTGAGCGCCAACGCGCCTGCCGCGCACATCAATGATGGGGATGGTCAGCGTGTCGCCGTCCACCTTGGCATTGTGCAGCTTAATCTTTTTCTTCTCAAGGTACGGGTGGTCGCTCATGGCGTCACGCTCTGGCCAATCAATGTCAACTCTTGCCACCTCCAATTTCGGCGTATGTCCAGGCTGAGGCCACAATGACATATCGCGCAGTCTATCTTTAATTGATTTGTAATCGTTGCACTTGCGGCAGTTGACCATAACTTCGCCGTGGAACTCTTTGATCCAAAATCTGTCCGTGCCAGCGCATGAAGGGCATGGGCCGTGATACTCGCCCTGCGCAGTCTTTTTAAGCTCAAGATTGCGTATGATGCTGTGGCCAAACTCGCTCCACTGAGCGGCTGGAAACTTGCTTTCACGGCTGTGGTCGGCTACCATATCTATACACCTTCTTCATTGTGGTGGGTTTCCTTTTTGGTATTGTGTGGCCCGGCGTGTAAATGCCGGGCCACACTCTTTTTAAATAGAGATTTTGATAACTTTTATTTCGCCATCTCTAGCAGAACTTGCCTTCTTTGCGCTTTTTGCCTTTTCGGGCTTCAGCACTTCAGGTTCGTTCATTAGCTTCTCAACCTTGACCATATCTTTTAGCAAAGCATGCGCTTTGGATTTTGATAGAGGCATAGATGCAGAAGGTACACCATCAACTCCACTCAATAAGTGCGTGAGCTGGTTAATCTTCCAAAGCTGGTTCGGGGTAGCATAAAACATTTCACTCATTCGATTATCCAAACGCAGTACATGCCATTGTGCTTCCTAGTTGTCGCTGGAATTCCCCGTCTGCGAAGAAGCCCGCGAAAATAAGACTGCTGCCCCTTTTCCTTGAACTGAACGCAGTCGCCAACAGACATTTGGTCAAGTATTGCATTGTATTTCGATCCAGACACGGGTCTGCCGTTTGTTGCTTTCGGGATCGGCATGTTTTGAACGATAGTAACTTCCATTGTGGTTTCCTTTTTGGTTTAGATTAAAATGGGATTTCGTCGTCCAGGCCAGCATGTGCTGCTGGCGCTGGTGTAGAAGGCGGCATTGCAAATGGATCATCCGCAGCCGCCGCTGGCGTTGCTGTCACGCTGGACGTGAACCCGCCTGACACAGTGTCAAACGGATCATCCGAACCCTGCATCTCTGCCAAGTCCAAGACCTGAACAGCTCGCAGGCGAAGTGATACGCCATTCAGACTGCCTGTGTTATATGGCACAACAACAACTGCGACGTTGACCTTGCTTCCGCTGGTCAGCATAAAATCATCCGGCAGCTTGTTGCGTTGAGCGTCAACTTGCTTTGGTGGCTGTGTCTTGTCACCACCGTAAGCGCCTTTCAGCTTACACTTGCCGACGACTTCGCCGTCATCGTTGCGCTTGTATGGGAGCATTGATGGCTTCTCTGGCCATTTGCGCTTTGTATCCAGCGCCGCAGCGTTGGAATATGCTTCCATGCAGATGCGATGAAGCTCTTTTGCCTTGTCGTCAGACATTACAAAGCTCATCTCATATGCTGCACCGTCGTCAAACGCATCGCATTTCACCGACTTGTTCTCATATGTATCGAACTTGTAAGTGGAATTTAGACGCGGGTAACGCGCGGTGACTTCTGTAATCATGTGTTGCATTTTGCAACTCCTCTCAATGTTGTGCAGCACCCCTGCACTGGGATAAGTTAAAATGCCTCTTCACTGTCCATCCATGCGGGCAAGTGAATTGTGTTTAAGTCTGGCCACTTTGTGCCGTATTCCTCGGTCTCGACCGCTTGCTTTATGTCAACAAGCGCAGCAAGCATGCGGTTGTGAGCATGGCGCAGGTACATCTCAGAAAGCTCATGGCACGCAGTTACATGCGGCGCGTCTTTCTCAATGCAGACGAAAATAAAATTCTCAACGCGAATGCCGTTTAGCTTTAAGACGTGCATGTAAAACGCAGCCTGCAAATCATACCCGAACTGACGAACGGAGCGCTCAAAGCCTCTGGGTGACGCATCCTGTGTCGTCTTGATATCCAGCACTATGCCCGCCTTGCGCAAAAGACCATCTGGACGCGTCTTTAGGTCAATGTCAATGTCTGGGTCAGTGGCGAAGAACGAGGCCTCGGCCAGCATGTCAGGGTTTGTCAGTAAATGATTTGCCATGCGGTTCTGCATGCAGGCGTCAGCCATGTCGTTTGCCAGCGAAAAGTCAGCCTCAGTGAGCAATATCTTGCCGGACGCATCACACTCTTCTTTCAGCTCAGACCATGCCTTGCCGCGCCGGGTCTCAGGCCCACGCACTACAAGCTCTTTCTCTGGCTCCAGCAAGTAAGCATGGACCGCGCTGCCCAATGCAAAGGCCGGGCTGTCCTTGCGTTCCTGGCCAAACAGATGCGCAATGCTTTTGTTTGCTGCGGTCTTGACTGACGTTGAGCCAAACGCATGATGCGCGTGATACTCTTCGTTTGACATGTCTTCCGATTTTATAATTGTCATGTTTTCCTCCATTTCCTCATTGTTCGCATATATGTTTTACATATGCAATAACAAATCACAAAACTTCAATAAATGTTTTGGCAGACGCGGCCCACAAAATCATCGTGGGTCGTTGCTGGCCTACGCGATTAAGCACGTCTGCCTTCGCAATCTTGCCGGAGTTAAAAAGGCGCATGGCTGCGTTGCCTGCTGCCTTGTGTTCAATCTCGAAATAATCCGCAAGCTCTGCCGTTGTGTGGTAGCCGCCTGCAAGAATATATGTGAGCATTTCTACGTCCAACGCTTCTTGATTTAATGTTTGCGTTTTATCCAGAGAGACTTTTTCGCAAACTTCGCTTGCGCTGTCACGCTGCAACTTCACAGCCTGCCATGGCGTGCCTTTGTCTGACTTGTCCTGATAATTAGGCACAAGCACAGCCTCAATCTCATCGCCCGGCGCAAGATCAAAGCCCTCGGCAATGTGAACCGGGATGAAGACTTGACCTTGTGTTTCTGTATCGCAGGCAAATGCAAAGCCATGAGCGTGCGCGTTTGTTATGATGATTTTGTTCATTTGCTTTCCTTTAGTTTTATGCTGCGGGCAATGCCCCACAGCTTCTCAAGCGGCAACAGATTTTCCTGATCCATTGCCCAACCCTTGCCGTGGCCAAGGTCGATCTCGTATGCCTGATCCATAAAATGCGTCTTGGGTATGTATCCCACAACGTGCATTCGGTCAGGCGCTTGCTGGCACACCAGAATAGAGCAGTCAGCCTTGAATGCCTCGCGCTTCTTAAACAGTAGCCGCCCAGTGGGGTAAAACGTGGCTTTCACGTCAACGGAAATATCATCAAGCCATACGTCTCGGCCATCGTCCACGCCAACGGCGTGGATGTGGTCGAGATCAAACACCTTCGACACGGCAAGCTCTGCCTTGACGCCCAGTAAATCAAGATCGGCGTCAGACCTACCCTTGTCCCTGCGCTGATTAACGACGCCAGAAGCTCGTGCCAATTGCCAGCGCATTGCTGCGGCCTGATTGCATTGAGCAACCTCTCTTGGCGTCAGGTGTACAAGCATGGCGTGTCCTATCTAAAATGGTGGCTCTTCGTTTGGATGCGCCGGAACCCAACCCCCAGCAGGTTCCGGCGCGATATTGGTCTGAGCGTCCCGCAACTGCACAACGGGGCCAAACATTTGGAGCAGAAATGTCGGCAGATGCTCAGACCAAATCATTTGCGAGCCTTCGCAGCAGCTCGCGCAATCACATCCTCAGCGGCTTGGGCCGCGCGCTCATCGCTGCGCAATTCAGCCTCAAGCATGACATTCACGACACCCTTGCAGATGTGAGCGCGGGTGTCGTGGTCAAGGTCAAATGCCTCGAACACCGTGCAGACGACAGCACCTAAATGACTGCTCTTCATATTATCAGGGAGCGCGGCCAAAAAATCTTTGGTGCATTCAGCAATTTGCTTCTCGCGATCACTCATAGCCCTTGCTCCTCTTTCTCAAGCACAATTGAAATAATTGATCGGTGAATGCCTGTGTCTCCATTCAGGTCAAGCCCATCCTTCATAAGCGCAGCGTGTATCTTGCGCCGGGCCGAAACAGATGCACGGCTTAGGCGCGTGTTCTGCGGGTGGCTCCAATCCCAGAACTGCGCGACACCCATATAATCCGGCGAGCCAATAAATTCGCGATCAAGCTCGGTGAGCTTGCACAGAGCGTTAAACGTCACGTCGGGCAATCCTACCTTAATGCTCATCGACTTCGCCCCCCCATGTAATGCCATGCTCAGTAAAGCGCTCCATTTGATATTTGTTTGGCTTGGTATTTAGCAGGCCAGTGATGCGGGGATAAATGCCGCCAAACTCTTTGGTCTGTCTGAAAGAAAGGCACGCCCCGTCGCCAGCGTCATCACGCAAGGCCTCGGCAAGAGCAAGCGACTTCTTGCCTATGTCGCGCTTGTCTTCATTTTCGGAAGTGTTCCAGCCGTATTCCTCGCAAAGAAACTCTGCGGCGCGGCAAAACTCGGTGACATCGCTGTAATCGAAATCATTGAGATAAAAGGCGTCGTCTGATATGGACAGACTTGCCCAGCGCAATTCGTTTAGCGCCTCACGTTCATCATCGGCAAAGCCAGAAACTACGTCTGCGCGGTCAAGCATATTTTGCTTGATGCTTTCCCAGCGGGCAATGTCTTGTGCGGATGGTTTGGTATCGTTTGTCATGTGTTCAATTCCTTTGTTTGTGTTGTGTCTACATTGTTCGCATATAAAAAACATCTGCGCAAGTATATTTTTCACTGGCTCCCGATATTGTAAACATATATAAACAAATCAAATGGAAAAGGTGGATAAAATGTCAGATAAAAAGCGACTAATCAATTTTGCAGAAGAATATGACCGGGTAATATCGGAGGCCGCGCGCCGGTCCGGGCTATCGTTCAGCGCGTTTTGCCGCAGTGCAGCGTTGGAAAAAGCTGCAACAATAGTGCAGCATGTCGAGCAGCCGAGGGCCGATTGATGCTCATATATGGGTGTGATCCGGGGTTTACCGGGGCTGTGGCCTTATACTGGACCGAAACGGGCAGGCTCGAAGTCCATGATATGCCGACAGTCAAAAACACAAAAGGCAAGACGGTCATAAACTGCCCGGCATTATTGGACGTGCTACAAAACGAAAGTGGCGAGCGCTGCCTTGCCGTCATTGAGCAGGTGGCCGCAATGCGTGGCCAAGGCGTGTCAAGCATGTTCCGATTCGGCGAGGGGTACGGAATGCTTCAAATGGGATGCGCTGCAAACAAGCTGCCCGTGCAATTTGTGACGCCTGCAAAATGGAAAGGCTACTTTGGATTGAGCCGGGATAAAGGCGTGTCGCGCGGTCTGGCAATGCAGCGCTTCCCGGATAACGCCAGCGATTTTGGCAGGGCGAAAGACGATGGAAGGGCTGAAGCGGCCTTGCTTTGCCTCTACGCGGCAGAAAACATGGTTTCATAACTGGATCATAATTGCTGGGCCATATAAACAAGGGGCTTTATGGTGTAATTATGATAATTATGATGTAAATATGATGTAATTATTATTTAGGCCATCATATATCATAATACTCATTATTACCTTTAGGTTAATGAGTATTATGGTGAGGCGATAAGCGGGGTTTAATGAAATGGGGTTTGATTGGTTAAAGTGGGTCAATCATAAGATTGAGAAAGGCGAGGCGATTGTCCGTCCTGTAGGCTATCATAAAGGGGTCGAGCGGTTGCAGGGGTTTAGATCAAGGCTTGACGCTTGCCGGGATTTGGGCGAGCTGGAAGGGTTTGCCAATCGGCGCAAATTTAATCCGGAATTGCCTCAATGGAATGCAAGTGAACGTGATGCAATATTGCGGCGCAAATTTGAAATGGAGAATGGGAAATGAGTGACGTAAAGAATACAAGGTCAGAGGTGCTAACCATTGCCGGTGAATTGATTAATGGCGAGCGTCAAGCGCACTATGGGACGCCGCAAGATAATTTCGGGACATGCGCCGACATGTGGACGGCTTACCTTGGCCGGGACATATCGCCCGCCGATGTATGTCACATGATGGCCTTGCTAAAGATTGCACGGCTGAAACGTGGACCGCATAGGGATAGCTCGATTGACGCATGCGGATATATGGCGCTCGGGGCAGAAGTGGCGGAATAGGTCCAGGGCTTGATCTAAGCCCGGTTTGAGGGCTAGAAAGGCTTTGCGGGTAATTCTCCTCCCAATCGCTCGCAAACTAGCTCGGTGCGGTCCCAAACGTGCCGGGCGTCTTTTTACAGGAGCCGGGCCAATGTCGTTCCAGATTGACTTTCGTATGATGCTCAATTGCGAGGATACAGATCAGCAGGAGATTGTGACGGGTGAGCTGATCGACCACGTTGAGGAACAATTGTCTGCGGGCGTACCTGTTGAACGGGCGCTCCAAGCTCTAGCTGAGGTCATTTTGGAGCTGAGCGACATGGTCAATCCAGAGGGTGAAACTGTGCATTAAAAAAGCCCGGCGCGGTGGCCGGGCGTTTTGTTTTACTTCATAGTGTGAGCAAGTGTTGTCATCGCGCTAGTTTTAGGATTGCCGCCATTTATGATAAACGTATATTTGCTCACGTTACAGGCTAACACACCAAATTGCTTGGCATCATGGTATGTTGCGAAGTTTCCTTCTCCCTCCATGTCTACAGGCTCGCTCGTGCCGTAGTTTTTAACTGCCCATTCGCAAAAGGCTTGAAATTGCGTGTCTTCTTCATACTCAAAACCGCTCGTGTCATCATAAAATAATGCAGATGCCCAGTGGTCAGGCAGATCCAGTGTCATAGTTTCCATTGTCTTTCTCCTTACAGGTTCATAAATAATACAGCGCCGATGATAAACCCGGCGCAAGCGCCAAGGCCAATCTGTATTAGTGCGGCTTTGACTTGCTGGCGAATTGCTTTGCTTTGGCGGCGTGTCATGCTGTCAATGTCTCCATTGTTGTATCCTCTGCAAAATCAACAAGGCCAGTGATATATGATTGAGGAACGGTGCGCCCTATGTCTTTACCGCCGAGATACTTGTTTATGTGCTTAGATGTTGTGGCGCTAAACTTTTGTTCTGTACGGAATGCGCCTTTATCATCCCATCCAGCAACAGGCGTTTGATAAGAGAACAAAATAGACATGCCCAAAACTTGCAGCTCTGTCATGTTTGATGCGATTGGTTTGATTTGCATTGTCTTTCTCCATGTTTGTTTTGTGTTGTGCTTACTTTATATGTGAAGCATATGCGCTGCGCAATAGTGACGTAACGTCACAAACTGATTTACCTACCCACAACACACGCCGCGACACTGACACACCGGCGCGCTCGCGTAACTGAACAAGCGTTCAATTGCAATATATGGAATGCGTCAGGATTGGGGCAAGAATGTGTCAGCAATGTGGCAGCGCTTGATGGGGTATCTATGTACCACAATGCCTAACATGTTAAACAAGTGTTTACTTATATAAAGTGGCGCTTATGATTTACCCCCCCCCGGGTCAACGATTTGCCGGGTAGTGTTATTATTATACAATTCACGCACACGGGTGCCACCCCACCCCACCCCTTGCAATTCACACACCCCAAGCAATGTAAAAAAATATAAAATTGGAGTTATTCAAATGGCAGGCAAGGCATTACGCAGGCGCATACTTGACGACATCAAGAAGCAAGGCGGCGCTGAGTACATTTTTGACCAAGTGGCATCGGGCAAGACTATGACGCAGCTTGCAGCAGACTATGGGTGCAGCCGCCAGTATTTCAGCACGTCAATCAACTCCATACCTGAGTATGCTTCTGTGCTGGCTAAGGCGAAGCAGGAGGCGGCAGACGCGTTGGTTGAGGAGGGCTTGGGCATGGTTGACGCGCTTGACGGCGGCAGCACCACGTCTGAGATTGCGGCTACGCGTGAAAAGGTGCAGTGGCGCAAGTTTATGGCTGGCTCGTATAATCAGGAGCGTTACGGCAGCAGGCCCCAGACAAACGTGACCATATCTGTGAGCGACATGCACTTAGACGCGCTGCGCAAGGTTAATTCCGATATTGCCGCGATTGATGCTGAGGATCGTCAGCGCGAGGCTCACGCGATTGACGTTGATTATGAGGATGTCACGGGATGAGCAATGATAATCCGCTAGAAGAGTTTGTGCTGCGTTACCGTGATGATCCTGCGTTATTTGTGACTGAGGTGCTTGGGGCAACGCCGTATGACTATCAGGCCGAGTTTCTCAACGCGCTGGCGAATGGCGAGCGCAAGATGAGCGTGCGCAGTGGACACGGCACAGGCAAGTCCACGACGGCGTCATGGGCTATGCTTTGGTTTGTTCTGCTGCGCTTTCCGAATAAGGTTGTGGTTACGGCCCCTACGTCTGGCCAGTTGTTTGACGCGTTGTTTGCGGAACTCAAGCGCTGGATTAATGAGTTGCCGGATCAGCTTAAAGTGTTGCTTACGGTTAAGTCGGACAGGGTTGAGCTAATGGCTGCTCCGAGTGAGGCGTTTATTTCGGCCAGGACGAGCCGTGCAGAGACGCCAGAAGCGTTGGCTGGGGTTCACTCGGAGAATGTGCTTCTGGTTGTGGACGAGGCTTCTGGTGTGCCTGAGAAGGTGTTTGAGGCTGCTGCTGGCTCTATGTCCGGCCACTCTGCGACTACGATTTTATTGAGCAACCCGACGCGCTCATCTGGCACGTTTTTTGAGAGCCAGACGCGCATGGCGGAAAGCTGGTGGACTAGGCGTTGGTCGTGCGTGGATAGCCCACTTGTGTCTGAAGAGTTTGTTGACGAGATGCGTGCGCGGTACGGCGAGGATAGCAACGCGTTTCGCATTCGTGTGCTTGGCGAGTTTCCCATGGCGGATGACGACACGATCATTCCGTTTCACTTGGTTGAGAGCGCCATTCGTCGTGATGTTGAGGTGACGCCAGACGAGAAGCCTATTTGGGGCTTGGATGTGGCTAGGTTTGGTGCGGACAAGACTGCGCTGTGTAAGCGGTATGGCAATGTTGTGACTGAGATTACGTCGTGGCAGGGCTTGGATTTGATGCAGACTGTTGGCCGTGTGATGGCCGAATACGAAGGCTTATCGCCTTCTATGCGGCCAAAGGAGATACTTGTTGACAGTATTGGCGTTGGCGGCGGCGTTGTTGACAGATTGCGTGAGCTTGGCGCTCCTGTGCGTGGGATTAATGTTGGCGAGGCTCCTGCCATGGGCAGCACATACATGAACTTGCGCGCAGAACTTTGGTTTAAAGCAAAGGGTTGGCTAGAGGATAGGTCGTGCAAGCTACCGAATGACGATCAATTGCTGGCAGAGCTAACGTCGATACGTTATGGATTTACGCCCGGCGGCAAGATGAAAGCTGAGAGTAAAGATGAGATGCGCAAGCGTGGGTTGAGGTCTCCTGACCTTGCTGACGCGTTATGCCTGACAATGGCTAGCGATGCTGCAACTGCACTGTCAGGCTCTATGTCTAGCTGGACGCAGTCACTCAAACGCAACTTAAAAGGTATCGCATGAAACAAGTTCCGTTTCACAAGCTGTCACCCAAGATGAAAAATATCCGTATGAACCAGTGGATTAAAACGTATATTGGCAAGGGCTTGAGCTTGGAGGATGCGCAGTACGCTGCAAGGTGGCGTGCTGGCCATTGGAAGCTAAACGCGCGCATGGCTAAGGTGCTAGAAAACATAGAAGATGTGTGATATGTAGCTTGCGTGGTATTATTGATTGAACTGTGCTAATGTGAAGCAAAGCTAGAGGATAACGACATGAAACCATGCAAAGGTTGCCCCACCCCCGCTGCTTGCAAGCGCGGCGGTAAATGTATGTCCAAAAAATACGGAAAGTAGGTTATGGCATTTCTAGAGGAATTAAGAAATAGCATGGGCGGCGGAAGCCCTACTAAAGGCGCAGCTAAGTCTGTTGACCCTAACGATTTGAAGGACTTGGGTCTTGGTGGTTTACCTTCTTTTCTTGGTACGCGTGAAGATGCTGCGGCAGGCAAGCGCGGTGATGCGCAAATAGCTGCAACATTAACTGATAGTTTGCCGGGTTACTTTAACCCTGAGACACGAGACTATGTGCCTTGGTATGTTGACTTGTTTGATGGCGGCGGCATTAACCGATCTGCTGGCATGCTAAGCTCAGCAACAAGCGGGCAGAGCCAGTCCGCTAGTGGCGCAATGTCCGCTATGCAGCCTCAAGGTTTGTTGGCAAACAACCAGCTTTCTGACATGGAAATGGCAAACCGCGCTCGCGTTGGTGCTGACCCACGCAATCTTGGGGGTTCTGAAGGCTATGGCTCCCTGCCAGCGCGCGACCCACGCAATCTTGGCGGGGCTGAAGGTTATGGCCCCATTCCAACTTACGCATCATTGCAGCAAGGTGTTTTGCCGCAAGATTACGCTCCAGCAGAAAGATACGCATCATCGCAGCAAGGCATTATGCCACAAATGCAAGACAACATGCCTGTTTCAACGCCAGCCCCTCGCGAGTCCACGCTAAATACTTTGCGTGAAAATGTGTACACAGTTGGGCCAATTGAGGCCATGGTAAATGCTTATAATAATCGGCCAGACATTCCACTTGCCCAGCCTTCTGCGGGCAGAGATGACACGCCACGCTTGAGCGACATGCAATCGCCCATGATGCAGCACCCTGCGTTCCCGCAGTTTGTTAATATTATGAAAGGCATGGGGAACGAGTCTGTATTGCAAAACCCAGAGCAAGCCTCATTTGTATTTAACAATTATCTCAAGCAGATAGGTTACAATTAATGGCAATCACAACTTACGCAGAGTTGAAGACATCCATTGCGGACTTTCTGAACCGCGATGATTTAACGTCAATCATACCTACGTTTATTTCTTTGGCCGAGGCGCAAATTGCGCGTGACTTGCGTCACTGGAAGCAAGAAAAGCGCGTGACCACATCTGTAGATGAGCGTTACGAAAACTTGCCGAACGACTGGCTTGAGCTAAAGATGATTGCGCTGGCATCTGGCAAGATGATGCAGACTGTATCGTCGTCAGAAATGGCCGAGCGTCGCGCGCAATCTAATATTGCCGCAGAGCCACGCTTTGTGCGAGTGACTGCTGACCAGCTTGAGTTTTACCCTACGCCCAATGCGGCAACTGACATTGCTATGTTGTATTATGCTCGCATTCCTGCGCTCAGCGATTCTGCTACAACAAATTGGCTTTTGACTGACGCGCCTGACGTTTTGCTTTATGGTTCCTTGGTTCATTCTGCGCCTTACTTGTCTGACGACGCCCGCACGCAGGTTTGGGCTGCTCTTTATCAATCTGGCATAGATAAGTTAAATTTAGAAAGCGATAAGGGCAGGGTTACTGGTCCACTTAAAATGGGAGTGCCGCGCTAATGGCCACTACAAGCTGGACCCAAACCGCTGGCATGACTAGCGATACGGATGCTGACAACCTAGAGGATTATGCCGAGCAGGCTGAGGCGTCGAAAGACGCCGCCGCCGCCTCCGAAGCGGCTGCCGCGTCCAGCGCATCCAGCGCATCTACTAGCGCGTCCACGGCGACCACTAAGGCCGCCGAAAGCGCGTCATCTGCTACTGCGTCCGCAACTTCTGCCACACAATCCGCGTCTTCGGCCACCGCATCCGCCGGGTCAGCTACAACCGCTGGGGCCGCGCAAACCGCAGCCGAAACCGCAAAAACTGCATCTGAGACTGCTCAATACGCAGCAGAAACCGCCGAGACAAACTCTGAAACTGCCGAGACAAATGCGGCCGCGAGTGAGGCCGCCGCTTTAGCCTCAAAGAACGCTGCAACCACTAGCGCCGCCACAGCCTCCACAGAGGCATCAAATAGCGCTACTAGCGCCACAGCTAGCGAAACTTCCCGCGTGGCTAGTGTTGCTGCGCAGGCTGCTGCTGAAACCGCTGAGGCTAATGCTGAAACCGCTGAGACCAACGCCGCTGCTAGTGCATCTTCTGCATCTACAAGCGCATCTAATGCTTCGACAAGCGAGACTAACGCATCGACAAGTGCGTCCACAGCCACCACGCAGGCTGGCGTTGCAACAACCAAGGCTGGCGAGGCTGCTGCATCGGCCACGGCTAGTGCAAACTCTGCCACGGCATCTGAAGCCGCAAAGGATGCGGCTCTTGCTGCGCTGGATAACTTTGATGACAGGTATTTGGGCGCTAAGGCGTCCGATCCTACAGTAGACAATGACGGTAACGCATTGGTTTCAGGAGCTTTATACTTCAATACCACAGACGATGTTATGAAGGTCTATGAAGGAAGCCAGTGGGTGGCAGCTTATGCTTCACTGTCTGGCGCGCTCTTGGTTAATAACAATCTTTCGGACGTTGCTGACGCTGCTACAAGCCGGACGAACCTTGGCCTTGGCACAGCAGCTACCGCCGCAGCCACAGATTTTGTTGCAGTTACTGGCGATACGATGACGGGTGATCTCACGGTTCCCAATGTGGTTGTATCTGGAAACGTAGATGGTCGTGATGTATCAGCAGATGGCACTAAGCTAGATGGCATTGAGGCTGGTGCTGACGTAACTGACACAGCTAACGTAGGTGCTGCTGGTGCTGTAATGACCACTGCTGCAACAGGTCAAGCTAATATGCCAGCGGGTACGACAGCACAACGCACAGGGTCACCTATAGCTGGTGCATTAAGGTTTAACTCTACTGACGTATCCTTTGAGGGCTACGATGGTACTGAGTGGGGCAGCATTGGTGGTGGTGCAGAAGATGGTGTGTTTTACGAGAACGAAC